GCCCTGATGTAGTACGAGCGACACTAGCTGCGGGAATAGTAATTGCCACAGTAGCGGTCAGAACACTAGAAGGGAAGACTCCGCAACGATACTCTCCACCGCCTCCGCCTGTTGCAGCACTAGTACCGTCTGCAGCAGCGTTAGCAGCACCACCTGAACCTCCACCACCAATAACTTCAATAAACAGCATTTTATTTACAGCGGGTCTTGTATATGTCCCTGAGACTGTAAATTCAGTTATTTTTGAATAGGCGGCTAACTTGGCAGGTGTAACAAACAGTTTGGCTCCCGTCACACCTACAGCCGTTCCTGTAGTTACCTCGGCATCTGTAGCTTCTTCTACAATACCTCTAGTAGTCTCACTAGCGTTCACGTTACCTCCAGCGTCTACATACGCCTTGACTGCTTTTTGCGTTGCAACTCTAATGTCACTGTTATTTGTTAGTGCTGTATCAGTATCAAGTACACTAGTCTCGATTTTATCTGAGTTAAGTGCGGTAAAGTTAGCGTTAATAACTGTCCGTGAGGAAGTGATAGTGTCTGAGCCGAGTATTGTATTTATGGTTGCCATGTTATACGGGTTTAGCTTGGTTACTAAAAGAAGTGGTTGGCTTACTTGGATTTACAAACAGTGAGCCAGTTGCATCCCATGTTCGTGGCTCTGAGTCCCAAGTAGTAGTAATCGTAGACCATAATTCGGCAAAGGAAGCCTTAGAGCTGTTAGCTAGTACGGTTGTTGGTTTAGATTCGTTTAACATATTACCTACAATTCTCTACGTTAATCATTAGTCGTTTCTTGACGTCTTGGTTACGAGCGGCAAAGTATAGTTTCATCTTAGCTTCTTCACGTTGCATCTCTACACTTAAGATACCTGTGTTCTCTAGTCCTAGTGTCAAGGCTCCATCGTACGCAGCAGCGATAACAAAGCCTCGGTGTAACAGTGGTGCTACTCCTGGGTTCTTAGTGGTGTCAGCGGCTACAAAGTATGAGCCTGTTCTTTGGAAGTAGAACTTTAGACCAGCGGTAACTCCTACGGCTGGTTCTGGGTAGAGTCGGATAATGTTGTCAGCAATCTTATCGTACTCTAGTGGCTTCCCGGCTGTGCTTTTGTAGGCATCAAGAGCAACTGCAATGTTAGTCTGGTCGATTAGTTTTAGTTCTCGGTACTTGCCGTCAGCGTCTAGTATGTCAATGCGTGTGAGTCCTAAAATGGCGTTACCTTGCTCGTCTGTGAGAAAGCTGTAGTCTGACTGCCCCGACACTAGATTAGTCGTTCCTATCGGTAGTTTTGAATGGTTTGTATCGTCAAATTGGAAGTTTCTATCGTTACCAATAGCATACCCAGTAACAGTGTCAAAGTAGTTGTTGGCTGAGTTTACAATCCTACTAGTAGGCCACTGGGTAGCGTCAACACGCAAGAACGCTCGTGTCTGTTCAACGATACCGCCACCTGTACTGATATTTGAAAATTCCATATTGTGTTAATTATACCTTATTGAACCTCCCAACGAGTGAGAGGCTCTAAAGATTATGAAGCGGTTGTTACTGCTACCCAAGTTGTTGTACCGTTATTAACGTACAATCGTGTTGAAGAAGAAGAGCCGTCACTTCGGACATAAAGTGAACCCTTGATAGCTGAGATTGTTGGCGCACCTGAACCAAAGTAGAAACCGATACCAGTTCCGCCTAATTCAATTACTTCCGCACCTCCTGCTGTCAACGGTACTAATGCACCTGAACCAACCATACCGCCAAATTTTGGGTCGAAACCGTTTGATATTGCCATGTGTGTGATGTTATCCAATTACTGAGGGTATTTAAGATAGAACGCTGGTGGGAACATTCTACCCTAAAGACCCCCAATAAAGGGAGTCTAATAAGGTTACGCTAGTGTGATGTCGATAGTGAGAACGAGCTTTGGGAACCAAGCCTTGAAGCCGATGTAACCGTAAGTTACACACTCCATACCTGTCTTTCCTGAAACTGGCTTTTCTTCTGACTTGATACCTCCTGGCATTGCCATTGTAGAGACACCTTTAACTCCTGCTAGTCGGTGAGCGAGGTTTGTCCAAGTTGCTGTTCCTACAGTTGCGTCAGTGAAAGTACCTGAACGAACAACGTATACGTCTACACCCATCCACTGTGTAACTCGTCCGTTGTTTAGTACTGAATCAGCGTTGTTAAAGCCGTTAGTTGCTCCAGCTTGGATGATACCTACCATGTCAGTGTTTTCTACTACAACGTACATGTTACCGAAGTATCCTTCTGAGTAACCTGATAGTTGTGAAACGATGTTTGCAAAGATTGCATTTACGTTTGCTGCTGTAGCGAATCCACCTGCTGGTGTTGTGTATGTTCCTGTTCCAGCCTCTAGGAGGTTGTTAAGTACAAACTCGTCAATCTTCTTAGCTACGTTAAAAGCCATCTGTTCTGTTCGAGCTGCGTACAAATCGAAATTTGATAGCAATTCTTGGAAGTCCATGATGTGCTCTGAAACGATAAACTCGTCAGTTACATCCAACGCTTCGTCAGTAGTGGTGAAGTCTGCTGGTGTGTATGTACCAGTAAGAGCTTGCACAACTACAGTTGGTGTTGAACCGTAAGGTGACTGAATTCGCTTGTTGTTTGAACGGTCTACTGAGGTAATCTTTTCAGATACCATTGCGCCTCGTAGGAGAGCGTCAATAGTAGCTGACTTGTACTTGTCTCGATATACGCGGGATGCGATTGTGTTGGCCATGATTTTAGGATTAATTTATTTTAATCCCACCAGTAGCTATCTATTCTTTATTCTGAGGATCGCAAGTCGTTCCAAGTCGCCGTCTTTTTCTGGCATGATATTCTTTCGGGCATCGGAGAGGAGGCGTTCGTCTGAAACGGCTGAACTGCCTCGTCTAGTTGCACCTGTGTTTACCGCTTGGGCTGAGTTACGTTCTTCGGCTTTCTGGGATAGGGTCGCTTTTAAGACAGTAGAGTTTAGTGCTTCCTTTACGCTGATACCTTTGTATTTTGCGTAATCAAGTACTTCATCTACGTCTGTGTCGTCAATTTGGGCGCGGGATAGAGCAAGAATGTCAGTAGTTGTCAGATTTGTCGTTGGTTCGGGCTTGTCTGTCTTAGCTTTCCTTTCTGCTTTCTCGGCTCGAATACGTTGGTTCTCGGCTAGTTGCTTGTTCTTTGCAGCTTCGGCTTTCCAGTCGGTGGTGTCTTCGTCTACTTCGTCAACCTCCTCTACCTCCTCTACCTCTGATTCGCTGTCGATGTCTAAGGTGTCATCATTTACCATTTCGTCGTTGTCCATAGAATGTTTGTTTAAGGTGTTTCAAGCTCACACCGTTGTACTAATATTATAACACACACGCTTGAGTGTATGTTTACTTACTGCTGTCCTTCGCAATCCGCTCCATAGTTTCCTCTAGGCTTTCCTTACTGTCACCAGCTAGTTTAGAGAGTACAATCAAACTGCCTTCGATGTGTTTAATCATCATCTGGCGCGCTTCGATAAGTACTAGCTTCATGTCCATTGGTACGTTACTCAGGTCAAGCTCTGTCCACATATCCCGACCTAGTCCAAGTGGATTAGATGGGGTTAGTTCGTAGAGAAACAACTTACGCATTACTTTGAGTCCGTTTTTGTTACCAGCGAACGTAGCATTTAACCACGCTAACTCGCTATCGTTGATTCGCTTGTCATCCATATTATTTAGATTTTGTTACTCGCTTCTTGATAGCTTCTAGTTCCTCATCCTCAGCATCCTTTAGTTCTACTGGTTCGTCATTGACGTCAAGACCGTAGCGAGACAATAGGGCAGCCTTCTTGGTTAGCCACTTAGTTGGGTTCTGCTTCTTGTATCGCATTAGAGACTCTAATACTTCTACCTTGTCCATTGGTTGTGCGCCTTGCCCTGCCTCCTCTGGTGTAGGTACAAAACGCTTTGTGACTAGTTTAGCCATAAATATTTTTATTAGTTTAATCATAATAGCTCCCACCGTAGTTGGTTACGTCCCACCAACTGGTGTTTGGGTCGTCGGAGTTTGCGCTGTTGTAGATGGTAGTTGTGAGGGGTCTACCTGGGGCATTGAGGCCGGGGCTGGTGTAGCTGATAGCTTCGTTAGTTCCATTGGTGAGAAGGTACCTGTTTCTTCTAGTATCTTAGCAAGTACCATTCGTGCGTTCTCTGAGTCACCCATGCTGGCTAGTTGTACCAGTACGGTTGTGAGAGTAGTTAGGGTAGCAGCCTTGTCGTGTTGTTCGTTAGTTACCTCTACTTCTACGCCCCATTCGAAGTCTTTAAATACTTCTTTCCAAGTCTTAGCGTCTAGGTCATCAGGCTTAAGAAAGCGAATGTCACCAAACTGGTCTAGTTGCGCTTTGATGTCCTTCTCCATTGATGTCTGAGTGTCCTCTGGCATTGGTTCATCAGCTAGGTAGGCTTCGATAGCCTTGTCGGCAATCCTACGAGTAGCTTCCGCTTTAATGTAGATAGTTTCGATTTGCTTTACTCCGGCATCAGCTAATGTAGCAACAATCTCATCTTTAGTATCTAACTGCTTCTTGATGTGGGGGATAACGAACTCACGCCAAATCTCCTCTAGGGCTAGTCCTTTGTTCTCGGTCATCAATTCAAATA